CTACACAAACGATTGTTATAAAAATGCTGTTGATAATTTGCCAAATGGATATAAAAATTCATCAATGGATAGTGGAACAAGATGCGACTTGTCATACAATCAAGGTCAACGTGATGCATATCTGCACATACGTAATATGTTACTGAATATCGGCATTGATATTGAATGTCTAGTTGATACACGTTCAGATGAAATGTACGAGGAGTGTAATCGTGATGTCGATTGATAACTTCAGTAAGTTTCATAGAAACAATCCTAGAGTGTTTGATATGGTACTTGCATATGCATACAAACAAAAAAATAGAGGTCGTAGTCACTACAGTATTGAAATCATATTGAATGTCATAAGATATCATGTGGATCTAGATACTGTAGGTGACCAATTCAAAATCAATAATAACTACAAGCCATTCTATTCAAGGATGGCTATGCAGTATATGCTTGATGATACATTCTTTGCAACACGTGGAAGTATTGCAGATGACTGGAACTTTCAAGAAGATATTGATTACTACAATCGTTGGCTAAACAGGAGGGACAATGAGTAAACTAAAACCAATGACAGAGGAGTGGGAGCCATCGGCTTCTACTCTTTTGAAGATGCAAACTAACTATCCAGGAGTGGACCTAGATTATGAACAAGAAAAATTTATCGACTATTACCTTAGCAATGGAGCGACTAGAGCAGATTGGAACGCAAGTTTTAGAATGTGGATCAGACGTTGCGTTGAATACAAACAGTCCAATGAAAGCAAAGGGCATTCTGCAACAGGTTCCAGAGAGATTCAGAATCGAAGGAGTCGAATCTCTGGAGTTGCGCAGTCAAGAGATAGCGGACAAGCTGATAGCAAAGTCAAACGACTTCGTATTAAACAAGGAGATTGATGAATCAGCAATGGCAATGATAGATGTCTTTGCTCAAACAATGCATAAAGCTACACACAAGGGTATCGCACTTACCCTTGAACGTGTGGCTAGTACGTTTCAAGTAAAGGTTCCAGATGAATATGGTTTGCATGCTTACTTTGATATTCTTGAAGTATATCCACAATTTGTCTTGGACTATGCAGCACACAATCTATTGTGTTCTTATTCATATCCAAGACTACCTTTACCTAAAGATTTTATTGAGATATGTAACCCATACTATGAAGTACATAAGAAGTGGTTGATAAAAACAATCAATCATTTCCACTCACTCAATAAATATAAGCTATCAAAAGTAGAACAAAAATAGTACAATACATACATAGGAGGAACTATGACAAATGTAATACCTTTTCCTACACAGGAAAAAACATATGACAGAAACAATTACATCGGTGGATCTGATGCTAATCGACTGTTGTATAGACTTGATAAACAAGACTGGGAAACTGTTGGCAATCAATGGGATACTTTGTATCTTGAAAAGATTGATGAACAGGATCCAGAAGATTTATCAGATAACATACGCGTACAAATTGGTATAGCTACAGAGCATATCAATATACAATGGTTAGAACGTGAGCTTAATACTGAGATAACAAGAAATGTTATTGTTAAACCAGAGGGATTCATGGCATCTAACCTTGATGGTGTTACTAAAGACATTCAATTAGTAGAATGTAAACACACATCAGAACGTAATCGTATGGAGTTAGTAGCACAAAACTACTACCCACAACTACAACACTACATGATGCATACCGATACAGATATGATTCATCTTGCAGTTATATTTGGTAATGCACGTTGGGAATCTACAATAATAACTAGCGATCCAACATATCAAATGCAATTGAAAAGTGTTGAAACAATTTTTTGGGATTGTGTTAATGAAAAGAAACTACCTAGCAATCATCTGGACAGTTTGTTTGGAGCTAAGGTAAAAGCACCTACTGATATCAAACTAAGTGGTATGCGTAGAGTAGACTTCTCAAACAACACAGTCTACAAGAAAGCAGTAAAACAATATCATGAAACAAAACCATACGTTAAGTTACATGATGAAGCAAAAGGCACCATCAAGGAGCTTGTTCCAGATGATGCGTACGAAGTTACAGGCGGTGGCATTGTCATCAAACGTAGCAAAAATAATAGGTTAAGCATTAGGGAGGAACTAAATAATGAGTAACTATACACAAGACCTTATCAAAAAGTTTAAAGAACAATACAAACTTGATAGCAATGACTTCTGGGATTTAGCTAGAGGTGGCAAGTCTACATGGATTATAAAACATAATGCATTAGAAAAGATTGCAGCTCAAGAAAAGTACACATGGAAACTAGAAGTACTTAACTTTAGTCCAGATGTTGTAGTCAAATGTATTGCTGAATCAAATGATAGAGTAGTCGAATCATTAGGTGAAAGCAGTAGCAAAAACACAATGAACTCATACCCATATGCAATGGCTGAGAAAAGAGCAGTAGATAGATGCATACTTAAACTACTCAATGCACATGCATATCTGTACTCTGAATCAGAAGCAGATGATTTCAAACAACCGACAACAAATAAAATGGAGGCAATAATTAAACATGGCAAATCTTAATCAAGTAACTGTCATCGGTAGACTGGGGGATTCCCCAGTCGCTGGTGATACACGTAATGGCAAACGATATATGAGACTATCTGTTGCTACTAATCAGGGTTATGGTGACAAAAAGAAAACTGTATGGTGGAATGTCATTGTCTGGAATAGTAATATTGTAGAGAACCTTGAATCTAAATTAACCAAAGGTATGCAAGTATATGTTCAAGGTTCACTAGAACAAGATGAATACGAGGGCAAATCTACATTTCAAATTGTTGTAGGATTTGGTGGTGAAATTCTTATGCTTGATAGTGTAAGAGAAAAGTCTGAGGGATCAATTGACTCGACTCCCCATATTCCCTCAGACGATGACATACCATTCTAATGACTAGGCAACAAACAGAAGTGTTTAACTACATCAAAAGATATATCAATATCAGTGGCTATAGCCCAACCTACAAGGAAATAACTGAACATTGTAAGTTATCTAGTAGGTCACATGCCTGGAAAGTAGTTGATGCTTTGATTAAAAATGATCTTATTTCAAAGAAAAACAAAAAGATTTGTTTGGTAAATGAATAAGAAAAAAGAAATGCAGAGGATATATGAAAGCCAAAAGGAAGATGGCTGTATCCTCTGTAAAACACTAGGACAAAAACAAACAACACACACTGAAATACACCACCTAAGAAGCGGACAGGGCATCGCCCAAAGGGGGATACGTTGTGTGCCTTTATGCGTCAAGCATCATAGAACTCATGAGGGTTATCATGGTCTGGGACGCAAAGGGTTTGAGAGAACTTACAATATTTCAGAAGAAGAATTACTTCAGGAATGGGAAAACCAATCGGGGATGAATGTCGATTGGACTAAGTTTTAGTTTCCAAAGGGACAGAGGAGGAACTCACTGTCCCAATGGATTGTCTGAACGCGCTTTAATTTCATCAATCTTAGCTTTGATTACTGCAATCTCAGCTTTGTTTATAGCTATATCTTGTTCCAGAGGTTTAATATCTGGAGCAGATTGTGACTCAAGCACATCAATCCTTTGTATTAACTGACCTTGAAATACAAAAAGAGAGCCAAGAGTTATTACTAATCCTACTAATCCTGCTATAAATTTAATATCCACGTATTCTCCTTAGATGTTCTTCTGCTCTTATTCGATTGCTTACTGCTTCATCAATCTTTTCTTTACGTTGAACCATACTGTCTTGGTATGGTGACTGAGCTGACGCATATAATTGTCTAGCATCTGAGTAATCTCTTGCAATGTAATCATCTATATTACCTCCATCTATTGATGGTTGTATAAATATATTATTATTCTTTGAAACATAACTGTCAACAGATTGAGATGTCATTGCATTTGCTATGATTGTTTGAGTAGCTACAAGTTGATCATCGATAGATGTAAGACGTTCACTTACTTGAGCTTCAATATCAGCTATGTCAATCGAAACAGACGTTTCAGTTTCTGTATTATCTTGTTCCAGAGACTGTTCTGAATCTCCAACTCTCGCTGTTTCAGATACTGTTCCCTCATCTTCTCTGCTTTCTGATTCATTTCTTTCACCAAAGTCTGATTGTCTACTTTCTTCACTAACTTGCTCGCTTGTTTCAATTTGTTCTGAGCTTTCGTTTCTGGTGATAACTTCACCTTGTTCTGTATTGTTCCCTGCGATACTATCTTCGTTGCTTTCAACTCCTGATTCTTGTTCATTTGTTGTGAAAGATTCATCTTCTCGGATCGCGACTGTCTGTTCAGTTTCATTTCCTCTCTGGTTGTCAAAACTTTCTTCTTGATAGTCTTGGA